ATACCAGGAGTTGGTAGCCTGCACGAAGCGCATGCGGAAGAAGTCCTCGGCCGCCAGCGTGGTCGGGTCGCCGTACAGCGCAGACGCGCCATTGGCATTCAGCGTGAAGGCCGTGATCTGCTGCGTGGTCGTGATCAGCACCTCGGTGCCATCAGGCGTGGCGGTGTTCAGCGGCAGCGTGACAGCGCCAGTGGCCAGCGTGCCGGCCGGCTGGATCAGCATCCACTGCTGCTGCGCCACAGGCGTGGGCACAGGCAGGTTGAAGCCAGTGCCAGGCGTGTAGACGTTGGTGGCCAGCGTTGGGCTGGCAAAGGTCTGCTGGAAGTACTGCAGCAGCGACGAGACAGGCAGACGACGAGCGTCTCCGTTGTTCGGGCTGTAGACGGGCACCTGGTCACCAGGCGAGACCTGGGCCAGCAGCGGCAGTTGGTTGATGGTTGGCATTTCGGCTCCTTCAGTTGTACTCGATTGGTCCATCCTGGCCAGCCAGCACAGGATCGACGGGTGGACGGATGAACGGGTTGTCGTAGACGCGCCAGGGCTTGTTGCCAGCACCGGCAGGCATGGTGGCAGGCAGTTGCTGCTGGCCAGGCTGCACGGCACGCGAGAGGATCGTGTTGTAGCTGTCCTTGGCAGTGGCCTGCGTGTTGGCCGAGACGGTCTTGCCGTAGCCAGGCGCGATGCGGATAGCCAAGTTGGTGATGATCGCCTCGTTGGCGCTGTCTGGCACCTCGGACGGCTCGTCCAAGTCGCTGAACTGCGGACTGCCTGGGATCGGGTACCCGAGCCGGATGCCTTTGCCGTTCCAGTCGGCCATCATGGAGTCGAGCCTGCGAAGCGCCGACTGAAGTTGCTCCGGCTGCATGTCGAAGACGTAGGACGCCAGCCCGATTTCCTCGAACGCGGCCGTCACAAATTGGCGCTTGCTGTACCCCATGTCAGGCCTCCTGCTTGCTCAATGCTTCGGTGATCATGTCCAGCAACTTCTCGTCGCTGGTGCGCTTGCTGAACTTCAGACCGAGTTCAGTGGCCTTTGCCACCAACTCGATGCGGGTCGGTGCTTCGCTGTCAGACGGTACGGCTGTCGAAGTTTCGACAGGCTTTGTCTCGGTGACGATCTGCACAGCGTTTGCTGCACGCTTGAAAGACGCACGACGCTCTGCGGGTGGCGCTGCCACTCGGACTTTGCGCGTGCGGACCTTGCGGTTGGCCAGGTGACGCGAAGCGCTCTCCCCTGCTGCATCCAGAGCCTGTTCCAGCGTCAGATGCCAGCCAGATGCCAGGCGCGCGTCCAGTTGCTGCTGCGTGGTCGCCAGCATGGTGTCGTAGCTGTAACGGGCACGCCGAATGGAGCCTGGCGCACGGTAAATGGAGCAGGGCAACGCGCTCATTTCTTCGCCTTTTTCGCCGGTGCTTTGCTGGGCTTGCCAGCAGCTTTGGCCGCCTTGCGAGCGACGTTCAGGGCAACGGCAACGGCCTGCTTTTGAGGCATGCCAGCCTTCATCTCCTTGGAGATGTTCTTGCCGATGGACTTGCTTGAGTAACCTTTGGTCAGTGGCATTTTGGTCTCCTATGCAGAAAGGGGGGCCGGAGCCCCCCAGTCTTTTGCCAGTTTACTGGTTGAACAACAAGATGCCGGACATCTCGGGGTTCTTGTTCACCACACCGAACAGGGTGTCAAGACGATACTTGATCGTCATGCTGTCGATGTCGTAGAACTTCTGCATCACCAGCTCGATGCCCTGGTCGGTGCTTGCGCGCATCACTGCGACACCAGCGTCCGAAGGCACGGCATAACGGCCAGGCAGAATCTCCAGCGAGTCACGCTGCCAGAACACGTTCACCTGTGCGGTGTTGGCGTTCAGGAAGGTGATGGCTGCAGTGTTGGAAGGCGTGGTGACTTCCACGTTCTTGTACTGCAGTTGAGCGTCGGTGGCAGGAGCCTGAGCGCCGATGATCGGGGGAGTGATCACCATCGTGGTGCCGTTGGTCACTGACACAACACGGAAGGTCTTGAGCTGACCAGTGGACTGCTTGGTGATGTGATGCACCGCGAACACGCCATCGATCTTGAAGGCATCGCCTGCAGCCACGCCGGCCGTGGAAGACACGGTGACGGACTGGAAGCGGTTGTCCACGTTGATCTGGCCGCCGACAGCGGTCGAGGTTGCCTGGGGCAGGTAGTTGGCCTGGGTGCCGGCACCACTGGTGTCAATGGTGATTGCACCGCCGCCAGCAGCAGCCGTCAGACGGTTGGCGTAGTCCATCTTGTAGGTGTCAAAGCCAGCGACCATGCCGACGTAGCTGCGCTCGTAGGCTTTGTCCGACTTAGCGTTGCCAAACGAACGTGCGGTGCCAACCAGGTTGCCGGCCAGGCCGTTGTAGTCACGGCTGGACAGGGCCAAGAAGCGGTCGTAGTCAGCCACGCCTTGCTCGTTCATGATCGAGTCGCACAGGGCAACGTCGTCATAGGTACCTGCAGCAGCGCCAATGTCCACAACCAGCGAGCCGAGGTTCGCAGCAGCGTTCATGATGGCCAGGTTGATGTCGCTGGCAAGCTTCTGCTTGGCAGCTTCACCAAGACGGCCTTCCTGCAGTGCATCGCGCAGGTCGAGCGTGGTCATGGTCCAAGGCACGGTGCGGCTGAAGCCGATCGTGGCCGGAACAGACAACTGCGTCATGTCCTGGTAGCCGCCGATGGGGGTGCCAGGAGTGGACGAGATCGACTGAGCGATGTAGGGCATCGGACGCCAGATGACGTCGTTGGTGCGAGCCATCATCGTCTGGTCGGTGTTGTAGATGCCCACGTTGCGCGAGAGCACCAGTGCGTCGTGGAAGCCTTCGAGCAGGTCTTCAAACGCGACGCGTTCTTCTTTGGAAAATGCGTTAGCCATGATGTGTTCCTTTCAAGGGTGTTTAGGCTTTCGCTGCGCGCTTCTGCCGTTTGTAGGCGAGGACTTTCGTCATGTCGCCAGTACGTTCAGCTTCTGCTCGCAGCCGTTCAAGGGTTGAGTCCACTGCCCCAGACACTCGACCAGTTCCCTGGACTGTGCGCTCAGGCGGTGGGGCTGCCTTACGGTTCGTCACCTTCAATTCCTTCTCCAGTTTCGCTACCGCAAAGGCAAACTTTACGGGGTCTTTGATGCCTGCGATCTCTTTCGCCTTCTTCGGGTTCTTGCCGAGTGCGTAAATCACCAGCGCCGGGTTGTCAGCGCCTTGCACCACGATGCCTTGCTGCGTCACGTCCAGGAGTTCCTGGGCCGTGGACTCAGCGTCCTCGAAGTCCTTGACCTTCAACTCGGCTCGCGCCTTGCCGTAGGATTCCAGCCTTGCCTGCCAAGCGTCGCGCTGGGCCTGCTCGGCCTGACGCGCCTTCTCGGCTTCCTGATCGGCTGCGCGCTTGCGCTCGTACCAATCAGCCAGGGCTGCCTCGAACTTCTCGGTGTCGTAGTCGTGATCCTCCAGCTTGGGCTTCGCTCCGAGCACGACCGGCTTGTTCTCAGTCTGTGCGGTGGTCTGAAGCCGCGCTTCGAGTTCTCGAATGCGTCGTTCCTTCTCGCGGTTCTGCTTACGCAACTCGCGTACCCATTCAGGCGCACGAGTCTCTTCTTCGTGAGGTAACGACTCCTCACCGATGGAAACCACGACCTCGTCGTCCTCATCCTTGGTCTGCTCGCCGTCCGATTCGCCGTCATCCTGGTCAGTGATGGATTGGTCCTCATCACCCACTTGCTCAGTCTGACGCTCATCGTCCTCGACGACCTCGATGTCTTCGACTTCGATCTGATCTCCTGCTTCTGCCGTTTTGCTCATCATCTACCCCATCAAACTCACCCACTGAAGCGGCTGGGTGGATACCGCATAAATCACATCGGTGCCGGGCCAGTGGCAGGCTGCGCCTGATCCACCACCACGCCACCGATCTCACGCGCCAGGTTCAGCGCGTGGTCTTGAGAATCCATGTCAACCTTGGCCAGCGTCTCGACGGTGCGCGCACGCGACAGTTCTGCGTCGGCCACGGTCTTGACGGTGTCGGCACGCGCACGCGCCGCCTTGGCGATCGCTTCCTCGGCCGCAGCCTGCAGGAAGATTTTGTTCGGGTCTTCGGGCTGGCCTTGCAGCTCGACCATCATTTCTTCCTGCTCCTGCTCGGTCGGCTTGACCACGCCCATGCGCACGAGCT